CTAACACATTTTCTAGGTATTGTCAAGCCCTGCGACAGTCCAATTTACTTTATTCCAATCACCATCTCTGAGTACTGGAATTGCATGACATTTCATTCCTAGATGAGGACTAATATCATTAATCAATATTCTACCACTATCAGCATGACCCATCAATAAAGTATCAAATGGTATACCCAATCTTCGGAGCTCTGATTCTGTTCTTTCTCTTACGGACTCTCGTCTACCTGTCATTAAGACTATCTTATGACCTTGAGTTTCCCATAGTCTCATTCTTTCTAATACACCAGGCAACAATTCATGATCTTTTTCCATTATGGCCTTATGACCACCACCCATATATTTTGTTAGAGTGCCGTCAATATCAATTATTAGGGTTTTCAATTTATTTCCTCTTGGGGGTTGACAAATGGAGAAATCTATGATAAGCTAAACAGCATACCTCCGAAGGGAAAGAATATCCATTAATGGAGTATCCTTTTGGACGGTATTAGTTCTTCAATCTGTTCTGGTATATCATCTTCTTCCTCTTCACCTTTCATTATCTGAGCTACCTTTTCCAAGTTCTCCTGTATCTCTAGCATTACATCACTTTCTTCCACATCTTTCATATGTCCAGATTCCTGTCTAGCTTTCTTACTTAACATTTTATAATAAACAAGTACTTCTGGAGCTAAGTTACCAAATGACAATATACGATCTTTATATATAACAAATGTGTCATCGTGGGTATAATTCATCCATCTATCTAAACCAGTATGTTCAACTACTCTTTTCTCTTTCTGTCGTTCATTAGGCATAACCACCTGATGTTTAACAATAGTCATGGGCATTTCCACAACTAGAGCATCAGAGAATTCTCGAACAACTTTGCAGAAAACTTCATCACCACCCATAAGTTTTAACACTTTATAGTGTGATTCTGATAAAGCTTCTTGTTGGACTTCTTGAATGTCATCCATAGTACTATTTATTTAACCTTTTAGTTTAACAGGTATAATATCATAATCAAACTCTTGTTCGTTATATATCTTTATCCGTTCTTTAAAATGTTTTAAAGTGTAATTCTCTCTATTAGCATAACATAAATCATCTACAATGTCAAATACATATAATTGGTCTTTGTCATCAGCCACTCGTAAACCACGTCCTATAGATTGTAGTACTTTTATTTGAGATTTATATGGTGATGCAAATACAATATTATGGAGTCTCTTTATATTAATACCTTGTGAGAATACACCATATGATGCAACAACTATAACATTATCTTCCTTTTCAACAATAGACCTAATCTCTTCCCTTTCATCTGTAGGTGTTCCACCATACACAAAAAATACAGTACGGTCACTAATTTCTTTCAGTATCAGTGTTATAGCTTCAAGTTGTTTTATATACTGTGCTAGAATTAGAATGTTACCATCTGTTGTTGCGGCCAGTTTACTTATGAAAATATTTCTGGAAGGTAGTGTTGCTAGAAAATCCATCTCGGCCGGGTACTGGAGTTTTTGTCTATGTTCTTTAATGTGGTCTAATACTAAACATCTAATATGTAAGTTTGATAATTGTTTTTTAGCTATCAATTCAGAGGTAGTAGTAACTCGTTTGTGTTTGTAAAATAAACCTTCGAGCACCAATCTATGTACCTCAGTACCATCTAGTGTTCCTGTTAGACCTATACGATATTTACATTCATGCAATTTGGCCATTATACCAGTTATTGATTTTGCTTTAGCTTGATGAGCCTCATCTACAAACACAGCTCCAAATTGACTGAAGTATTTTTTATCTAGTTTGTAGATTGATTGCCAAGTGGAGATGACCACCTCTCTAGGAGTATTCTTATCTGATCCGCCATAAAGTTTGTGGCAGTATTCGTCTGGGAACCATCCATAGTCCGCAAAGTCATTGAACATTTGCTCAACAAGACCGGTAGAAGGAACAATAATAAGTATTTTTTTATCATCAAACTTTTGTAAATAATATCTTACTAGGGCATATATAATGAAAGACTTACCAGAGCCGGTAGGGCTAAGAATAAGACCTCTATTATTTTCCAAAATATAGTGTATAGCATCTATCTGATAATCTCTTGTTCGTATTCCTTTTTCTAATTTCCGTACAAATTTTTTAGTTAAGTTCTTGTCTAATTTCCGAGGGGTAACTATTCCTTCTCCGTATTCGATTTTCTGTCCTTGTTCCGCAAGAAATCTCCGTACATACGGTAGTAATCCCAAATATATTTTACCAGTAGCAGGACTGAATAAACGTACACGACCATCCCACACACGACTTCGTACCGATGGCATAAATCGTGAATTCGGAACTTCAAAGGTAAAGAATTCTGAGAGTTCTTTTCCAACAGACGGTTCACATTTAACTCTGAGATAAACTTCATTAAACTTTTCAATTAAAACTGACATCATTAGTCACCGTGTAAGAATTTCTTCCATTCTATGGTGTTACGAATTGCCCAATTTCTATTATTGATCTCCCTCAATATCCTTTCTAGATAATCTGATATTTGTTTTGTGTATGCCATCTTCTGGCCCAACTGTTGTAGTTCACTATCAGCATCCAGATAAATGCCAATATCAACCTTCAAAACCTTTAGTTCAAAAGGTTTCTCCGCATACACTTCGGGTGGGGATTTGCCACCATAATACTCCCACTTGAATCTATACATCACTTTATAATCATCTTGCAGTTTTTTATACTGCAATGAGTATGTGGTGTACAACTTTAAATACTTGTTATGAAGCTGTGGTGTCCGAATAGACTCTAGGTCTAGCTCGGTATCATCAATCTTCAAATCTCTTTCTATCTCATTATATAATTCATCAATATTCATAATATATCCAAAACAAAGAAGACGGCGACCAACTTGTACTGCTATGTTGTATTTAATTTACATCTTCTATTTAAATACTAAACTTAAAAACTTGGGTCAGACCATTGGTCGCCGTCTCCAAAATTATTTATAAAACTTCCATATCGAACCAACTGTATGCAAACGAAACATCACACCTAACATAGTCCGTATCAGATTCTTGCTGACTATAATCCAACGAACTCATGCTGATAGGAAATCCCTCATACATGGTACATTTAACAATAGGATTATTTTTACTACTTAAAATTGTTAGGTGTATATCTGTATACAAATCTCTGTCACTAGTTTCGTAAAGTTCACCTGTTACAGTGTTTGCAGCCTTTTTACCTCTATTACTAAAATCAGGTCTTTCTAAAGAATTGAATTGTCTATGGTTGGATGGAAAACCAATGTTCTTCATCCAATTATAAATTTCTATATAGTTATTATATTTCTCATCCACTAAAAATGTTAAAGAAAAAGGACTGTATGTAAGTTTATCTCCTACTATAGGCATATCTATCAATGGTGTCGGTTGTGATGCTTGTCCCAAATCAACACTTGGTATAGTAGCCCGCACAACAAAATATTCCGTAGTAGGAAATATAGGCAAAAATATTTTAAACTGGTTAGACTGTGCATAGTCCAACACTACAGGCTGTCTATGCACAGAACTAACCGAACCTTTTGTTACATTACTCGTACTTACCATTTATATTACGCAGCCGCCGTTTCAGCTAAAGCGCCTGTTCCAAATTCTACAATTACAGTATAGTCTGATACACCCGTTTTAACAACAGTAACATCACCTGTTGGTGAAGTTGCATTGTTAGCAATCACAGGAGGATTCTGTGTAAGATTCCAATTACCATTGCCTGACAATCTTGCTGCCACCGCATCGGTAGAACCATCCCATGTAATAGTGATCTGACCACTTTCTGTTGTCCACATAACTCGTCTAATAGTAGCTGTGCCATCTGCTGGCATACCACCAAGAGCCGAAGCATCTAGTGTTGTAGTATCTGCTGCATCACCTTCTATCTTTACAACAAAACTACCTTGTTTTTTATTTCTTAAAATCTGTGACGTACTTGCCATTTTATATTCTCCTGTATGTACCCGCAGAGCTCATCATGCGGAAAAATACCTTTCCATTATTTATAAGACTACCATGGTCGTTTAAATTTTATTCTTAACCAAAGTCGTTCATGGCCATAATACAATCCCATTTTTGTGAATACTTCTATGGAAGCTATTGTAGCTGCCCATGAAAAATAACCAGTAATAAACCAGGAGATTATAAAGGTATCTGTAGTTGCTAATACACGCCAACTGCAAGTTTTATATATAGACCTCATCTTGGAAACTTTAACAATCTGTTGAGCTTCCCAGGCATACTGTGTTTCTGGATTTTTCCAATAACCTTGTTCGGTTATCTGACGCTCTAAGTCTGAAACTGATTGATGTTGATTTATTTTCTTCAAGTGTTTATGACCTGTATCACTAACTTATGCGTTTGAAAATGATATACAAGCCATATTATGAATCCTAAACAGGACAGTATCATAGTCGTCACTGTTAGTTCGCCAATCAATCGTTTTGTAGATTCTTTAAATAACATTTGATTCCCTCCTAAAAAGAAAAAACCCCACTCCTTACGGAGCGGGGCTTTCTAAAATCACCTTTGTTATTATAATATTATGGTGAAACTTATTACATCAAGTTGGTAACCTGAACACGACGGTAGTACACGTTAGAATCACGAGCACCCGGGCCATCTGTAGCAGCGGCTGTCTGAGCGAAAGGATTAACCTGCATACCATATCGAGTCTTGAAACCAATCTTCGGCTGGAATGTGTTCTCACCAACCGCACGGACCATCTGCAACGGAACGTATGGGCAATAGAACAAGCCAGCATCGTATGGGGAAGCACCCTTATAACCAACAACATAGTACTG